ATTCCATTATATTGTGCAATTAAGCATAATATATTACTTAAGGATAAATACCATGTGGACAACTCCAGCAGCTACAGAAATGCGTTTTGGCTTTGAAGTAACTATGTACGTAATGAACAAATAGTTATCATGCTAATGGGGATGTGCTTTAAAATGGCACGTCCTCATCTGCCCCTTCAATAGCAGGACCACTTCTAGTATTATTTTGTTCTTGTTGTAAAGTTTTACCGCCTAACATTTGCATACTGTTTGCTACAATTTCAGTTGTATATTTATCTTGACCTTCTTTATTAGTCCATTTACGAGTTTGTAAAGCACCTTCAACGTATACTGGACTGCCTTTTTTAAGATACTCACCAGCAATTTCAGCTAACTTTCTATACATAACAATGTTATGCCATTCTGTTTTTTCTTGCTTTTGACCTGCTTTATCTTTCCAACTGTCAGTAGTAGCAATACTAAAACTACACACAGCGTCACCATTAGTTAAAAATTTAACCTCTGGGTCTTTCCCTAAATTACCTACGATAATTGCTTTATTTACTGATGCCATCTTGTTGCTCCTTTGGAAATAATAATTTATCTTCTTTCAAATCTATATCAAATATGGGTTTGCGTTTCCAACGAGTAGGCTCTACATCATCTTCTACAAACTTCATAAATTCTAACGCTAAAGGTTTATACCAGTCAAACCATTCTTTACTTCTTTCAATAATTTGTATAGTAATTCCTTTTGGTGTCCACACTACAAAATAACATCTTGGAGCACCACATACTTCCATTTGTAACTGTGTTTGGAAATAATAACGGTCTGGAATCATACCATAAAACTCTTGGCTATAAGGACACTTTGCTTCTATTGGCAGCCTATTTAAGAATCCATCTGGACTTGCACCTAATGGTAAATCAGGATGAACAATTAACTTATTACCAGTTTCAGTAATCTCTCCCATAGCTTTTTCAAACTCACAAATAGCAAGATGTTCGTTAAGATTACCCCATTCAGTCATTTCATTGCCTTCAAATGGAGCTTCTCTTAAAGTCATTTGACGCCATAATTTTTGTCTCTCATACACAGCAGACCAAGCATTGCTAGCTGTAATAATATTATGACGTCTATTGTCGGTTAAATGACTCATGCAGACTTCTTAAGTTCATTAGCATAATCCCGTAATTGAGTTTTAACATTTTCTGGTAGTTTAAAGAATGCTTCTTTTAGCTTACCTTCTTTTAATGCTTCTTCTAATTGTGTTTTAAATTTACTTAATTGAGACTCAGTCATTTCAACTTCTTCTGGTTCTATAGGTTTAGCAGCATCAATTGCGTCATGTTCTACTATCTCAAACGCATTAGTCCATAAATACCTACGAAGGTATGTTTGAACTGCACCTAAGTTTTGCACATCATGGCAACCTTTTAAAGCTGCTGAAGACATAGGACATTTAAACTCAATAAACTGTGTAGCATCATCCATGTCTGTAATAGTAAGAATTGCTATATCTGTATAAAATGTTACTGTGCCACAGATACCCACCTCATTAGAAATTTCTTGAATAGTAGGTAAAAAATCACCTAACTCAAAATACTTATATCCTGCAAATTTATTATGACCAGACTTTTTAAGGTCTGTTGTTTGCAACTTTAATCTTGCTTGCATTAATTTTTTATGAATGCTCATTTATTCTCTCCTGTTGTTTGGTTTCCATCTCGTGCAATTCCTGCATCACTTCCTGGTAAAATTGGTCTTCCATTTGCTCTCTCCCTTTCGTCAAATCTATCGTTAAGTTCTTTTAATTCCTTCCAAACATCTTCTAGTATTTCAGATATAGGTTTTAGTTCTGTAGACATAACATCCCCACTATAATTAAAACTAATATGACAGTCAAGATATTTGTTGTTATATGTTCTTCATGCTCTGTATCGTCATGTTTATAGTCAACACCATATCTTTCACGATAACTTCTAGGTGTTTTATAATGCCATTGGTTATACCAGGTATTATGTCTATCTTTATCCCATCCCCAATTAGTCATCATGTTTCTCCTGTTGCTCAAGTTTATATTGGGCTTCTTCTTCCAATCTGTCAAGTCTATCCATTTCATCTAAATAAGCGTCTGGGTCTAAATGTCTTTCCATTATATTGCTCCCGCTAATTTGCCCATAACCCAAAGGCATGAAGCTACATAAACCCAAAATAGTACTGCTACTGCTATCATTGTTGAAATTTTCATGTGTCTCTCCTAAAGTTGACAATTGAACTCTAAACTCATAAAAAACACCTGTCAAGTATTTTCTAGCAAATAATTAGTTTACAACTAGAATTACTTATGTTAATCTTTTTTGGCATTATTAACCAACAGGAGAGCATTATGACAGAAAGAGACGCATTAGTAGCTATTCATGCAATATTTGGAGTGGCTGAAGGTAAATTAAATGATGGAGGATTTGAATTAAATGAGAGAGAGTATGGCTTTATAAGAGTTATACTTAAAAAAGGTTTAAAGATTGGAAATGAGGCAACTAATGTACAAGATTAAGAACTGGGAAAAGTTTAATCTCTACAATCCTAAGAACCCACGTTATCAAAAAAAGATGACGTGGTTTAAATTTTATGGTACGGATTACATAAACAACATTGAAATTCATAGACTATCTTTTGAACAAAAAGCTGTTTTAGTAGAGTTGTGGTGTCTTGGTTCTGAAAGTGATGGTGTGTTACCTGACAACTTTGAAATAGCTTTTAGACTTCATTATCCTATTGATTTTGTTGAAAAAATAGTAAAAGAACTATTTACTAGAGGATTACTAGTAGAAAACTATGAGACTGTTAGGATAGAGAAGAGAAGAGAAGAGAAGATAAGAGAAGATATATATGTCGTTAAAACGACCAATAGGTTTGAAGAATTTTGGGAAAGTTATCCTAATGTTCGTAAAGTCAACAAGAAAACATGTATGGAAAGATGGGCTAATAAAAATCTTGACGGTATAGCAGATGAAGTGATAGGGTATGTAAAGAAGATGAAAGATACTCAATCATGGAGAGATGGTTTCTCGCCAGCCCCTTTAACGCTTCTTAATCAGGAGAGATGGAACGACGGGGATGTTCAACAAGTTCGTAAGGTTTGGGAAGGTGGCATTTAGTGAACATAGGTGAAGTAATAGATAAACTAACAGTTAGCCAATCAACAGTTCAAGAATTTTATAATGAGGGGTATGGACATGCAGAGTTTAAAGTTAAGAGTACGGATATATTTGCTGATGACTTGGTCAAGTATTTTGGTGAGGAAATTCATAGTGGCAAATCGCTTGGCTGGGTTAAGACGGAAGATAAGTTCCGTGTTAGGAATGAGCTAAATATTTTAACGGGCGTCTCAGGTCATGGGAAGAGCCTCTGGTTGTCACAAGTGATATTATCTATGATGAAGCAAGGCACTAAATGTCTACTGGCAAGCCTAGAAATGCGTCCGGTATTATCTTTGGCGAGACTATGTACCCAAGCATTAGGTTCACCAGAGCCTACAGACGATTACATACGCAAGTTTTGTGAACGTGCAAAAGACAAGTTATATATTTACGACCAGCACCAACAAACTACATCACAGGATATGATAGCTACGCTTTACTATGGCAAACATATTTTAGGAGTAGAAGTATTTGTTATAGATAGCCTTATGAAAATGTCAGATATATCTGAAGAGTCTTTAGAGGCTCAAAAAATGTTTGTAGATAAATTAGCTGTAACTGTTAGAGACCTTAACATTGCAGTTTTTTTAGTTGCACATACAAGAAAAATGAAGTCAGAAGAAGAGATACCAGATGCTACAAACATTATGGGAAGTTCGCATATTCGTAACTTATGTGATAATATTATTTGTGTATGGCGTAATAGGTCTAAAGAAAGATTAATAGAAGAAGGTAAGACTTCTGAAGCTGAGTTAAAGATTATTCCTGATTGTAAAGTCTTTGTTCAGAAGCAGCGTAATGCACAATGGGAAGGTTCATTTAACTTTTGGTTTGACCAAAAAGGTTTACGATATAACGAGAGTCCACCAAGATGAGTGATGAAAATGATGCTAATAAATTTATTAAGGCTGTAGCTAAATGGGATAAGGATATGGTATATAAAGCTACTTTGATTGATGGAAGAACATTTAAAAGTAAAGGATATAATAATGTTGAAGTGGAGTTTAACAAAAGACAATTTACCAATGTTTGTAGAGAAGTTAAAAAGTCTTGACTTTACTAAGCGTTGGAGAGTAACAGTATCAGATGCTAAATTAAACAGAAGTCATGAGCAAAATGAAAGACTATGGCAATTATATACAAGCATATCTCAGCATACAGGTATTGAAAAAGATAAATTACATGAGCTTATGGGATATAAGTTTTTACGATACCAAACAGAAATTGCAGGTATGCCAGTAGAGCTTATAAAGTCAACGACAAAACTAACAACATCTGACATGACGGAATACCAAAACTCAATAGAAATTTGGGCACAAACTAATTTAGGTTGGATGTGGGACTATGATGAATTATCGTAATCCTAAACTACTTAAACTAGCAGATGGAGCACCATGTATGATGTGTTCTATGCAAGACGGAACTGTAGTATCTGCACACTCTAACCAACTACGTGATGGTAAGGGAACAGGTATAAAGGGACACGATTATCGTATAGCTTTCTTATGCCACCAATGCCACCACATGATAGATAATGATAAGATGCTAGATAAACATGATAGAATAGCAGCATGGGAAGAAGCACATAGAAAAACTATAGGTTGGTTATTTACTAACGGACATTTGGGAGTAAAATAAATGGGTAAAGGTTCTGGAAGAAGACCATTGTTAATTTCTGAACAAGAAGCACAAGACAACTGGGACAAGATATTCAAAAAGAAAAAGAATAGTGATGACGTATCACCACATGCTTATGAATACGAACTTAATAAGTCTACCGGTGATATAGAGAAAAGATTTATAGACGGAATATCTAAACCTAACGAAAGTCAATTTGATGGCAACTAGCCCAACGCAGTTAAGTCTTAAAAAATTACGAGAAGAAGGATACACAGTAGCAGTAGTAGAACATTGGAATAGTTTTGCAAGGATAAGACAGGACTTGTTTGGCTTTATAGATTTACTAGCTTTAAAAGGTAAAGAAGTATTAGCGGTACAAACAACCACAGCAGGTAATATGTCAGCTAGAGTAAAGAAGATAGGTGACCATGAAAACGTAGGACATGTTCGTGAAGCTGGTTGGACTATTCATGTACATGGTTGGCATCAAGACGATAAGAAAAAATGGCATTGTAAAATTAAGGATGTATCGTGAATACCAGAAATAAAATACTAGCTTACCTTACAGAGCCTAAAGCTATAAAAGATATAGCAGCACATGTAGATGGCAATTACAATACTATTAAAAACTTGCTTGTCACCATGAAGATGGAAGGTGATATACACGCATTCAAAGATAAAGATAATAGACTTATGCACTATTACATTCCACAGCCACATCCGCTACAAGGTATATTTGGACACACAGCAAACTTCACAGAAGACCAGATAAAAGGTGTTATCAGTCATAACGCAGATGATGCTAAACATAACCTTCAACAAAGAACTACACAAGAAACATTTGGGCAAAGCGTAGCTTATACGCTAACACAATATGATTAGTATGGAACGCTTATTATCCATCCTTGAGGATTGGAGCTTATGGATGAAACATGATACCCATAAACTAGGATACCCCTCTAAAAGCATAGGTATGTCATCCGGTGGTGAGTCAACTTCAGAAGCGTTTGAAGAGATGTGTTCTGCCCAAGATATGTCTAATATTAGAACTATACACGCTATCATACATAGCTTAGAACAAGGACAACAAGACGCTATCTATGCTAAATACTTAGGTGCTAAACCACCATTAGCCTTTTACTGGCAATTAGACATGGCATACGATAATTTACTGACAATAGCAGAAAGACGAATAAACGCATAAAGTGGTTGCACATAATTACAAAGTTTGCTATAATGCTATTTGTTGGACAACTCCTGTCCGTTAATAACGTAATCCCACAAAAGCCTGACCATACTCTCTCCTTGGTTGGGCTTTTTCTTTTTATGAAACTATCTATTTGCGAACAATGTGGTGAACCATTTGACTTCACCGAGTATAGTCTATGTAATGATTGCAGATATGACCACCGATTTATCAAGTTAAGGAAAGATAATGAAAGCAAAGACCAAATCAATGAAAAAGGTCAGCAAGGTAATGAAGGAATTTAAAGCAGGAACTTTAAATGTAGGTAAGTCATCAAAGAAAGTGTCAAATCCAAAACAAGCAATAGCAATCGCCCTCAGCGAAGCTAATATATCTAAAAAGAAAAGGAAATAATTATGCCAATGGTCGGAATGAAAAAATTCTCTTACGATGCTAAGGGAAAAAAAGAAGCTAAAGAATACGCAAAGAAAACAGGTAAAGCTATGGCAGCTAAGCCTATGAAAAAGGCAGCTAAACGTGGCAAATAAGCCAGGTCTATACGCTAACATTGCAGCCAAGAAAGCTAGAATTAAAGCTGGCTCAGGTGAGAAGATGCGTAAGGTAGGTTCTAAAGGTGCACCTACTGCTATGGCATTTAAACAATCAGCAAAGACAGCTAAGAAAAAGAAATGATTAAGAAGGGTAAGGAAACATTTTCAGGTTATAATAAACCTAAGAGAACGCCTAATCATCCTACTAAGTCACATGCAGTATTAGCTAAAGATGGTGACACAGAAAAACTAATACGCTTTGGACAAAAAGGCGTAAGTGGTGACAAAACAAATACAGATAGAGCAAAGTCTTTTAAAGCAAGACACGCTAAAAACATTGCAAAAGGAAAAATGAGTGCCGCTTTTTGGGCAAACAAAGTAAAGTGGTAAAACTAGATATATATGTAGGATATGATGGCAAGGTAGAACCAATTGCTTATCATAACTTTTGCCAGTCAGTTATAGAGAAGTCATCTATACCGGTAAGTTTTACACCATTAGCACTAAACACTTTAAAAGACTACAAAGAAACACATACAGACGGTAGTAACGCATTTATCTATTCACGCTTTCTAGTGCCATATCTAAATAACTTTAAAGGTATCGCACTATTCGTAGATGGCGATATGATATGCAGAACAGATATAGCAGAGATACTAGCTAACTTTGATAATGACGAAGCCGTTAAAGTTGTAAAGCATTACTATACAACAAAGCATCCTGTGAAGTACTTAGGTGCAAAGAACGAAGACTATCCTAAAAAGAACTGGTCAAGCGTTATGTTATGGAACTGCTCACATTGGCTAAATAAACAATTAACACCTAAGTTTGTCCAAGAACAAACAGGTAAATACCTACACAGGTTTGAATGGCTCAAGTATCCAGAAGAACAAGTAGGTAAGCTAGATGAAACATGGAACTGGCTAGAAACAGAATACGAATACAACGAGGATGCTAAGTTAGTGCATCACACATTAGGCACACCGTGCTTTAAAGACTATCAGAATACAGACTATAGTCAAGAATGGTGGGACTGCTATAAACGAATGATATATCCTCTAAAAGGAAACGGACAAGAAAGCGAGTTATAATTGGCTACATTACAGGACATACTATCAGGGAACTTCCCTGCTGCACAAAGATATGCAGAAGGTTATGCCCAAATGCCATCTTACTTGCAAGACCCATATTTAGGTTTATCTACTAGCAATATAGGTAATGTAACAGCAGGACTATTAGCTAAAGGTGCTAAAAAAGCTAAAGATGTAACAAGTGGTTTATTATCTCAATATGTTCCAGGTGTTAGAGCAGGTGAAGAACTTATTGTTCAACATAACCTTACACCAGAAAAACTTGTTGCAGCAAACAGATTAGGCGGTATGCCTGTACCATCATTAGCTATTAGTAAGGTATCAGAACCATTATCTGGTTTTGGAGATATATCTTTAATTGGCTCTAAAGAAATGGCTATACCATCTGCTAAAAATCCAGTATTTAGGTCAGATGCTTACACAAAACGTTCACCAGGCATTGATTATAATATTGATTATAAAAGCCAACAAAATTTAAAAGGCGTGTTAGGTGATACACTAAATAAAGTTCCTAATCCTGAAAGAGACTTTAGTAGGCTTGTTGATGAATACAAAGACAGAGAATATAATAATTTATATGTTGCAAAATTTTTAGATGAAAAAGGCATACTGCCAACTAATATTGAAAACAATTATAAATTTGATGCAACGTTAAATGAATTAAGAAGTGCTAATAGAAAAGAATACGAAAACTGGTTAATGAATTTTGAAAGTAAATTACCAGAAGCAGGTGTAAATGTTCAAGAAAGAATATTCAAAGGATATACACCATCAGGCAATAGAAGATATGCTCCAGTAACATTAGAAAATGTTGTAAAAGAAATGAAGGGTGGAGCTAGTACAGAAGGTTGGAATTATGGTGTAGGTAATGTAAGAGCATTAGTAACACCTAAGTTTAAAAACCTTACAGAAATTAAAGGCAGCAGAGATAAGATACTAAGTGAAAGCGACTTTACACCAATTAAAGAAAAGTTTAATGACGCTTACTTTGACTTAACTAAAAGACTAAGAGAAGTAAACCCATCATTTGATGCTGACAATGCTATACTAGACATAGCAGAAACAAGAAGCTACAGCATATTAGATGACTATTATAAAGATGCACCAAAGAATTTAAAAGCAGATATTTCAGCATATTTAGATAGTCTTAAATCTATGCCAACAGGATACTTTGAGATTAAACCACAAAGAGCAGTAGACATTGGTGAGTTTAAAGGTGCAATTGTACCTAAAGACTTAAGCCCACAAGCTAAAGGTATTTTAGATAACGCTGGCATTAAAGATATATACGAATATGCTACACCAGAAGAAAGAGCAAGTTTATTTAACAAATTTGGTAACCAAATGTTTGGAGTAGGTGTTGGCGTACCATTAGGCACAGGGTTATTACAAGATAACAGACAATAGAGGGCAACCAACCTATAAGGAGTTGCAATATTATGGCAGAACGATTAAGAAAGCGTCATCAAGACGAAGTAAGAACAAAAATACAGACAAGTCAGCTAGTAAATGTCTTGCAAAATCATGCACTTGGTGTAGATGATGAAAAAGAAATTACCCCTACACGCATGAAAGCAATAGAGATACTATTACGTAAGTCATTACCTGACCTATCATCTACAGAGATAAGCGGTGTAGATGGTGGAGATATACCCATTGGTGTAGGAATTAGCTTTGTCAAACCAAACGATAGCTGAGTTCCCTGAAAGGTTACAGTTCTTATTTGAGCCACACCGTTACAAAGTAGCATACGGTGGTAGAGGTTCAGGTAAGTCATGGTCTATGGCAAGAGCATTGCTTATAAAAGCAGCTAATGAGCCAACACGTGTCTTATGTGCACGAGAGATACAAAAGTCTATCAAGCAGTCAGTACATACATTACTTAATGACCAAATACAGTCTTTAGGTCTAGGAGCTTTCTACGAAGTCTTGGAAGCAGAGATTAGAGGTCGTAACGGTAGTACATTTAGCTTTACTGGTCTTGCTACAAATACTGTTGAGTCTATAAAGTCTTTTGAGGGCTGTGACATAGTATGGGTAGAAGAAGCTCAAACAGTTAGTAAAAAGTCATGGGATATTCTTATTCCTACGATACGTAAACCTAATTCAGAGATATGGGTCTCATTTAACCCTAACATAGATACAGACGATACATATACTAGGTTCGTGGTTAATCCACCAGAGAACGCTAAGGTAGTCAAGGTAAACTATACTGACAATCCTTGGTTTCCTGAAGTATTAGAGATAGAACGTCTACATAGCGAAAAGACTAACCCTGACTATGCAAACATCTGGGAAGGTGATTGTAAGGCTGCTGTAGATGGTGCTATATACTCTAACGAGATACGTGAAGCACAAGAAGGTAACCGTATAACAACTGTACCTTATGACCCTATGATGAAGGTTCATGTAGTTATGGACTTAGGATGGAACGACAGTATGTCAGTTATCCTATGCCAAAAAGGTATATCAGACTTACGCATCATTGGTTATATAGAAGATGACCACAGAACATTAGATAGCTATTCTGCACAACTAAAGAACTTATCCTATAACTGGGGTACAATGTTCTTACCACATGACGGACAGTCTAAAGACTTTAAGCATGGCATATCAGCAGAAGATATTATGAAGAAGTTAGGATGGGATATACGTATCGTACCTAAAGCAGACATAGAGTCTGGTATTAAGTTAGCACGTATGAACTTTCACCGTATATACTTTGATAAGTCAGCACAAAGACTTGTTGAATGTTTAAAGAATTATCGCAGAAGTATAAACTCTGCAACTAACGAACCTGGTGCGCCACTACATGACGAATACAGCCATGGAGCAGATGCGTTCAGATATTTATGTACCTCTATTGAGTCTATGAAGAACGAGTCATGGAGCAAAGAGAAAATACAATATACAAATAGAGGAATTGTTTGATGAATATAGAAGACATGGAAATAATTGCACAGATAGAGGCGCAAGAGAATATAGCCTATGGTGTAAATGATAGTGCATTGTCTAATGATAGAGCAGAAGCGATTGACTATTACCTGGGACAACCATTCGGTAACGAAGAAGAAGGTCGTTCACAAGTTGTATCGTATGACGTTCAAGATACTATTGAGTCAGCTCTCCCTCAGCTTTTAAAAGTCTTTGTAGCCGGTGATAAGGTTGTTCAGTTTGACCCTAAAGGTCCTGAAGACCAAGAAGCAGCAGACCAAGAAACAGATTATGTAAACCATGTCGTTATGGAAAAGAACGAAGGTTTCAAAGTATTCTATGTATGGTTTAAAGACGCATTACTATCTAAGAACGGATATGTAAAGGTTTACTCTGAAGAAGAGGAAGAAGTAGAAGAATATGAATATAAAGGTCTTACTGACGCACAACTTCAAATGTTGGCTTCAGATGAGAATACAGAAGTATTAGAGCATACTGGTTACCCTGACCCAAGTGTCAACATGGATGTTGTCTATCAACAAGCAGCTATGAATGGTGTTGACCCAGCTACAGTTATGCAACCTATGTTACATGACGTTAAGCTCAAGGTTACAGAAAAAGAAACAGAGATTCATATTGAGAACGTAGCTCCAGAAAACATGATGATTTCTGTAGAAGTTAATGGTCCTAACCTACAAGATGCTAAGTTTGTTCAACACAGAGAAGTTATGCAGTTAGCTGACATTGCTGAAACGTTTGACAAGCCATTAGAATACATCAAGTCTATTATGTCAGACCTACGAGACACTTTTGAAGAAGAGTCTAATGCTCGTGATATTTATGATGAAGAATATGATAGAGCTATTGAGTCACAAGAAGCACTCGTTAAAGACACATACATTAAGTTAGATGGTGAAAGATATAGAGTAGTCGTATTAGGTAACACAGTTCTTTATAAAGAGAAATGTGAGTATGTACCTTTCGCATGTATCACACCTATGATAATGCCACATAGACATATTGGTCGTTCTTATGCTGACTTGACTATGGACATTCAGCTCATTAAGTCTACTCTTATTCGTGGTCAGTTAGATAATATGTATCTAGCTAACAATGGTCGTTATGCTATTAGTGACAGAGTAAACCTAGATGATATGCTAACGTCAAGACCAGGTGGTATTGTTCGTGTAGATGGTGACCCAGGTACAGGTATTATGCCTTTATCACATCCACCATTACCAGCATCATCATTCGGTATGGTTGAATACATGGACTCTATGAAAGAAAAGAGAACAGGTATCACAGCTTATAACCAAGGCTTAGACTCTAACAGTCTTAACAAGACAGCTACCGGTGTAGCACAGATTATGAATGCGTCTCAACAACGTATTGAGTTAGTAGCTAGAACATTCGCAGAAACAGGTGTTAAAGAACTATTTAAACTTGTGCATCACTTAGTTAGAACAACACTTACTAAACCAGACATTATTCGTCTACGTAACAAATGGGTAGAAGTAGACCCTAGAGAATGGAAAGCTCGTAAAGACTTATCTATCTCTGTAGGCTTAGGTGCTGGTAATAAAGACCAACAATTGGTTCACTTAACATCTATCTTACAAATGCAAAAAGAAGCTATTGCTGTTGGCTTAACTAACCCTGAAAAGATATACAACGCACTTGCTAAACTTACACAGAATGCAGGCTTTAAGAACCCTGAAGAGTTCTGGGTTAATCCAGCTAATACACCTGAGCAAGAAGGTCAACAAGACAAGCCTTCTGAAGCAGAGATTATGGTTCAAGGTCAGTTACAGATTGAACAACAAAAAGCTCAAGCACAATTACAACAAGAACAAGTACGTTCACAGAATGATGTTATAATTGAACGTGAGAAGATAGCATCTCAAGCAGAACTAGAACGCTTCAAGGCACAATTAAGAGCAGAGACAGATTTAGCTATCGCACAAATCAAAGCACAATCAGGGATGATATATGGCGGATAAGTCATTAGAAGAAGTTAAACGTGGTGAACAAGCAACACAGATATTAGATAACCCTCTATACAAAGAAGCTATGGATAAGGTTCGTGAAAGTCTTATTGCTAGTATGGCTAACAGTCCACTAGGTGATGAGAAGACACACAACAAATTAGTAATCGCACTACAGTTATTAAACCAAATTAACAAACAACTTACTGACGTGATGCACACAGGTAAGTTAGCAGCTATACAAACGGATAAGCCAAGATTTAAAGTATTCGGTTAGTTTCATTCAGAAGTAGTTTTCCAGTATTTTGAATGAAAACCGTTTTGACAGGCAAAGAATTTAGGTAAGGACAAGCCTACTTAGGACTCTTAGGAGTCTTTTTTATTGTCTAATTTCAAGGAAATAAAACTATGAGTGACCAAGTCCCAGAACAGTCACCACAAAGCCGATTAGAGGCTATGCTAGGTGATAGTATTGAATCAGATGTAATTACACCTGAAGTTCAAGAAGAAGAGAAAGAACAACCACCACTAGAAGCTGAGGCTGAAGCTACTGAAGAAGTAGAGTCAGAAGAAGCAACAGAAGAACCAGATGAAGAGGTTGAGGAAGAAGAACAGTCGCAAGATGAAGTTCCAGCTATCCTTAAACTTAAAGTCAATGGTGAAGATGTTGAGAAGCCACTAGACGAAGTCGTAGCATTAGCACAACAAGGCTTAGACTACACGCAAAAGACACAACAAGTAGCAGAACAACGTAAAGAGCTAGAAGCCTATGCTGAGAGTATAAAAGCTCAAGAGCAAGCCTTTCAAGAGCAGATGCAACTTAACAATGTCTTAATTGAAGATGTAGCAAAAATCACATCATTAGACCAACAATTAAACCAATATGCAAACGTGAATTGGCAACAATTGTCTGATAATGACTTTGTGGAAGCACAAAAACTTTTCTTTACATACAACCAACTACAGCAAGAACGTAGTCAACTTGTTTCACAGTTTGAAGCCAAAAAGCAACAAGTCGTTCAGAAGCAAACGCAATTGATGTCTGAGAAGATAGCAAAAGGAAAAGAAATTCTAGCAAAAGAGATACCAAATTGGAGTCCTGAGACTAACCAAGCATTGTTATCTACTGGCAAGGATTATGGTTTTTCAGATGCCGAACTCAACTCAATTGTTGACCCTCGTCACGTAAAGGTATTGCATGACGCTATGCAATGGCGAAAACTTCAACAGAATTCTACTGTAAAGAAAAAAGTATCAAGTGCTAAACCAGTAGTGAAACCTGGTTCTAAAGATACTAAAGCCGAAGCTAATTCTAACCACCGTCAATTACGTGAGTCATTACGTAAGACCGGTAAGTCAGATGCAGCTCAAAAACTTATAGAAAACATGCTTTAATTTAAAAGGAAACCATAATCATGGCAGTATCAGCAACCAATAGTTATACCGGTAAAGGTATAGCAGAGTCATTTGAAGATATCATTTTTGATATTTCTCCAGAAGACACACCATTGTTATCAATGGCAAAAAGAATGTCAGCAGGTCAAACTTACCATCAATGGCAAACAGACGCATTAGCAGCAGCAGCTACTAACGCTTCAGTTGAAGGTGATGACGCTTCATTCTCAACATTAGCAGCAACAACAGTATTAGGCAACTATACTCAAATCTCACGCAAAACAGTTCAAATTTCAAACACATATGACGTAGTACGTAAGTATGGTCGTAAGTCTGAAGTTGCTTACCAACTTATGAAAGCTGGTAAAGAAATGAAACGTGACATGGAATATGCTATCGTACGTAACCAAGCATCTTCAGCAGGTGGTGCAGCAACAGCTCGTACATCTGCAGGTATTGAGTCTTGGATTACTAACCGAGTATTAGCTACAGGTTCTACATCTGGCACAACACCTGGTTTTTCAGGTGGAACAGTTGCAGCTCCTACAGACGGCACAGCAGTAACGTTCGTTGAAGCAGACTTAAAGTCAGCTTTACAATTAGCTTGGACAGATGGTGGCGAGCCATCAACAATCCTTATGTCAGCAACTAACAAATCACGTTTCTCTGGTTTTAGTGGTATTGCTACTAAGTTTGTAGACGTACAATCTAAAACACAAGCAACTATTACTGGTGCAGCAGACGTTTACGTTTCTGACTTCGGTAATCATACTGTGAAACTTGACCGTTTCATGCGTAATGAAGCAGTTTTATGTATTGACCCAGGCTATGTTGGTTTAGCTTCACTCAGACCTTTAAGCAAAGAAGAACTTGCTAAGACTGGTGACTCAACAAAATGGCTATTAACAGCAGAATATGCTTTAGTAGTACAGAACCCTGACGCACATGCAAAAGTGCAAAACACAGGTGCTTAGTAACTAGATGTGATATAGTAGGGGGAGTTAATTCTCCCTCTATTATTTTTACTATGCCAATATTATTTGACCACAATAGCGTAACAGGTGTAAGTCAGTACTTTGACTACGACCCAGCTAAAGATACATACTACCTAACTAGCACACAAGATATTAGTGGCATGTTAGACAATATTAAAGAAGCAAGAGATAACCCTGCAATATGGGATAAAGGTGTTAAAGAAGAATGGGCGCACTTTGCTAGTATTCCACCTGTAGTGGAAATGCAGTTAAAGCAAAAGGGTATAGACATGTATAACCCTAGCCAAACAAAAGAACTCATAAAAGAAATAAACGAAAACTATCCTTATCTTAAGTTGACTACAAAGCGTGGATAAAGAAGAATTAAAGAAAGTACAGTTAGCAATACATGACCTTATACAGAAAGAAGAGTATGAGGTAGCTTTACCTATTATTAACGAAGTCTTAATGGTTTATCCTAATGATGCAGCTACATTACATTTTCTAGGATACATTTGGTTGATGGGTGAAAAGCCTGCATTTGCATATCAGTTATTCCGTAGGTCATTACAAGAAGCACCAAGCAATAAAGCATTATGGACATCTTTAGGTCGTGCATGCCATGAAATGGATATGTTTGATGATGCAATTAAATACTTCTTAAAGTCAGCAGAATTAGACCCTAGCTATGCATTAGCTTATGCTAACGCTTCAGCTTCACTTGTTCAGATGTCAAGATGGGATGATGCAGAGAAGTCTGCAAAGATGGCTCTAGAATGCAATCCTAACGAGCTACACGCACAATTAAACCTAGCCCATAGTTACCTAGCCAAAGGTGAATGGGAACAAGGTTGGAAAGAATGGGATAAGTCACTAGGTGGCAAGTTCCGTAAAGAGATAGTTTATAAAGACGAAGTTAAATGGGATGGTTCATCTGGTAAAGATTTAGTTATATATGGTGAACAAGGTTTAGGTGATGAGATATTTTACGCATCATGTATACCAGACGCTATAGCAATTAGCAACAAAGTATATATAGAGTGCGACAAACGCTTAGAGACAATATTTAAACGTAGCTTTCCTAAAGCAGAAGTGCATGGAACACGTAAAGATGAAGATGCGGAGTGGGTAGATGACGCTACAATTAATGCAAGATGTGCAATTGGTGGAGTACCTCAGTTTTTCAGGACAACAAATAAATCTTTTCCTGGGACTCCTTTTCTAGTACCTGATACAGATAAGGTTGAGATGTGGAAGTCCATGTTTAAGCCTTGGGGTAAGACGGTAATAGGTATCACTACTAAAGGCGGTACGTTTAGAACAAACTCTAAAGGTCGTGTTCTTACAGAAGAAGACTTACAGCCACTACTTAAACGCAAAGATATACAATTAGTTAGCTTAGATTATAGCGTAGAAAGCAAAATTGAAGGTGTTAAGTACTTTGAATTAGCGTCAGACGCAAAAGATTATGATGATACAGCAGCTCTTATAGGAGCTTGCGATATGGTTTTAGGGGTCAATACTACAGCTTTACATTGTAGTGCTGCTATGGGCGTTAAAACATGGTGCTTGGTACCTAAATACCACCAATGGAGATATGCTCAACCAAGTATGCTTTGGTATCGCCACATGAGACTAATTTATCAAGACGATAGAACATGGAAAGAAGTCATTGAACAGCTTAATCTCTAACGAATATAGAGAAATGCAGGCAAAACTGCATGAAAATCCTGAATATGGGATAGCAAGTACATTCTTTGCACCAATTGTTGATGATGTTATACAAAGTTTTGGTATTACAAGTTTATTAGACTACGGTGCAGGTAAATGTAGACTAAAAGACAGCATTAAGTCAGAAGTAATTTACACTCCTTATGAACCTAGTAACCCATTATGGAGTCAAACACCAGAACCAAACGAATTTGTAACATGTATAGATGTTCTTGAACACATAGAACCTGAATTACTAGATAACGTACTAGATGATTTAAAAAGAGTAGTAGATAAATACGGACTATTTACAATACATACTGGTCCAGCAATAAAAATATTACCAGACGGTAGAAACGCACACCTCATACAACAACCTTTAGAGTGGTGGAATAAACATCTCAGCACTCGCTTTACTATAGCTAAACAAGTAAAGATAGATAATGGTTGTATCGTATTAGTAAAAAAACAATAAGGATTAATAATGGCATTAACAAACTATACTACGTTTGTATCAACGGTAGAAAGCTATCTTGCTAGAACAGACTTAAGTAGCATTATTCCAGACTTTATACAATTAGCACAGCTAAGAATGAGTCGTGATTTAAGAACAGAAAGAATGTTAAAAGTTGCTACTACTTCTCCTACTGATAATAAGGTAGCATTTCCTAATGACTTTTTAGAGTTACGAGAGATGCACTTTCAGGGTAATCCACCTATTATCTTAGAGTTTCAAACACCTGACTTATTCTTCCGTAATGGACAAACAACATTATCAGGTCGTTCACATTACTTTACAATGTTAGGTACAGAGTTTCAATTTGCACCTACTCAAGATACAGATTACACAATTCAAATTCTATATTATGCTCAACCTACATTTATTTCTAGCACAACTTCTAGTAACTTGTATTTAGCATACTATCCAGATGCTTTACTTTACGCAACATTAGCAGAAGCAGAACCATATCTTATGAATGACGCTAGAGTGCAAACATGGTCTGCATTATACGACAGAGCAATTGGAAATATTAAAACAAGCGACTTAGGTCAAACATATTCATACACTACATTAAATGTAACACCACGATAAGGAACAGTCATGGCAGAATTTAGTAACTTTTTAGAAAACGCACTTATAAATGCAACTCTAAGAGCAACAACATATACATCACCAGCAGCAGTATACGTATCACTATGGACTTCAGACCCTACAGACGCAGGTAGTGGCACAGAAGTTAGTGGTGGCTCTTACGCTAGAACTGCTGTCACCTTTGCTGCTCCTTCAGGTGGAGTCACTACAAACAATGCTGACATTACTTTTCCAACAGCAACTGGTTCATGGGGAACTGTAGGTTGGATTGGTATTAATGATGCACTTACAAGTGGCAATCTTCTTTACCATACACCTTTAGATGCAAGCAAAACTATTGACTTAGGTGACATATTTAAAATCACTACTGGTAATCTTTCAGTAACATTAGCGTAAGGATAACTCATGGCTCTCGTAGTTAAAGATAGGGTACGAGAAACCAGTACCACTACAGGCACAGGTACACTCACGCTTGCAGGTGCTGTTACTGGGTTCCAAACATTCTCTGCTGCTATTGGTAACACAAACACAACTTATTACACTATTACCAACGGTTCAGAATGGGAAGTAGGTATTGGTACGGTAGGTGCTGGCACATTAGCTAGAACAACTGTATTAGCATCATCTAACGCTGGTTCTGCTGTTACATTTACTGCAGGTACAAAAGATGTATTCTGTTCATACCCAGCAGGTAAATCAGTTACTACAGACGCTATTGGAACTATTGCAAGTCAAAATAGTGATAACGTATCTATTACTGGTGGTTCTATTGTTGTTACTGCCAATCCAACTGCGTCATTAGAAGTAGCTACAAAACAATATGTAGACGCTGCTATAACTGGACTTCATGTGCATGACGCAGTATCTGCTGCCACAACTGCTGCTTTATCTGGAGTTGTAACCTATAACAATGGAACATCTGGTGTAGGTGCTACACTTACATTAGGCACAGCACTTACAGTATTAGACGGATATACATTAGTTAATAACGATAGAGTACTTGTTAAAAACCAAGCAAATGCTGCTCACAATGGTATTTATACATGGGCTACTGGTGGAACAGTATTAACTAGAGCTACTGACGCTGATACTACAACAGAATTAAATGGTGGTGACTTTTTCTTTGTAGTGCATGGCACAGTTAATAATGATACTGGTTGGATAATTATAGACCCAGTAACTACTATTGGTACATCTGCAGTTAATTTTACACAATTCTCTGGTGCTGGTACATATACAGCAGGTACAGGATTAACACTTACTGGAACACAATTTTCTATTGACTCTACAGTTACTACATTAACTGGAAGTCAAACACTTACAAATAAAACATTAACATCACCAGTATTAACAACACCTGCATTAGGAACTCCTGCATCTGGAACTTTATCAAGTTGCACAGATTTACCATTAACTACAGGTATTACAGGTACTCTAGCAGTAGGTAACGGTGGCACAGGTGCTACTACACTTACTGGTGTTTTAAAAGGAAATGGTACTTCTGCATTTACTGCTGCTACTGCAGGTACAGATTATTTAGCTCCACCTTCTGGCACAGCTATTTTAAAAGCAAATAGTGGTGGTGCTTTAGCAAATGCTACAGCAGGCACAGATTATGTAGTTTCATCTACAGCAACTAACTTTACTGCACAACAATATTTTGGTGCTGCAACATTAACAGACGGTGCAACTATCTCATGGGCAGTAGGTGCAGCTCAAGTAGCTACAGTAACTATTGCTGGTAACAGAACATTTGGTGCTCCAACAGGTTTAGTTAATGGTGGATTTTATTCATTATGCGTAATACAAGATGGCACAGGTTCAAGAACAATTACATGGAACGCTGTATTTGATTGGGCTGGTGGTACAGCTCCTACATTATCAACTGCTGCAAATGCTAAAGATTTCTTTGTATTCCGTTCAGACGGTACAAACCTTTACGAACAAGGTCGTAGTTTAGGAGTAGCATAATGTTTGGGTTAAGTGGGTTTTCACAAGCTCCATTTAGCACAGCTTTTGTTGGTGAACAGTTTGCTAATGCTAGCATTACTACTTATGCAATAGTTACAGCAGATGGTTCTTCAGATGCTTATAGCTCTGCAAGTATTACAGGCATTGCAACATTAACAGCATTAGGTGGTATGGTTTACTCTGGTTTTGCGTCAATATATGCTGAAGCCATAGTAACAGCATTTCCAGTCGCTATATATCGTAGAGCAGCAGGTATTATAGGAACTGCTAATTTAACTGCAAATGGAATAAGATTTGGTTATAACTGGGATACAGTAATAGAAGGCACAGACACATGGACTACTGTAACAGCAAGTCCTGAAACATGGACAGAAGTTACAGCAGGTTCAAATACATGGTTATTAAAAGGATAAAAAATGGCAACAAAAATTAGTGAATATTCATCTACCGCAGCCAGTAACACAAACGTAAATGGTATTAATATTGGCGAGGGCATGGCTCCGTCAGACGTTAATAATGCTATGCGTGAAATTTTAGCTGAACTTAAAAATCAGCAAGCAGGTTTAGATGGTTCAGACTTCACAGTAGGTAATAATTTATCTGTTACAGGAAGTGCTACAATTGGTGACGCTAGCGGTGATGCAGTTACATTAAATGCTTCTACAGTTGCTATTCCTAATGGTTTATCTTTTGATAGTGGCACATTAAGATTGGATGCTACTAACAATCGTGTAGGTATCAACAAATCATCTCCAGCAGTAACACTAGATGTAAACGGTAGTGCTAATATTGGTCGTGATAGTATTTCAGCTACTTATTCACAATCTGGTACAACAATTACTATTTCAGCAACATCTCATGGTCTTTTAGCTGGTGACAAGATTTACCTAGACTTTACATCTGGTACTGGTGTAGACGCTTCTACTACAGTAACTTCAGTTAGTGATGCCAATACATTTATCTGTACAGGTGCTACAAGTCTTTCTACTTCTGGCAATGTTACAGTTAAATTTGTGGTAACATTTGGTAGTAATTCTTATATTGTTAATCTTAATTCTATTACTGGAGGATTAACACTTACAAGTACACTTACAGTTACAGGAACAGGTTATTCATTACCTATTACTCTTACAGACGCTTCAACTATTGCATGGAACACAGACTTGGGTCAAACAGCTACAGTTACTTTAACAGATAACAGAACAGTAGGAGCACCTACAAATCTTAAAGACGGTGCTTATTATGGTCTAGCAGTATACCAAGATGCTACAGGCTCAAGAACATTATCATGGGATAGCGTATTTAAATGGGAAAGAGCTGAAGCACCTACACTTTCTACTGCTGCTGACGCTAAAGACTTCTTTACATTCAGAAGTGATGGCACAAATCTATATGAACAAGGTCGTACACAAGGAGTTGCTTAATGTTTAACATAGCAGGAAATAATGCTTCTGGATATAACATCAACAACTCTTTAAGATTTAGAGCTAGTGCTTCTGCTTTTTTATCAAGAACACCAGCAACTGCATCTAACAGAAAAACATGGACTTGGAGTGGATGGGTAAAAAGAGGAACTTTATCATCATCAACTGCATTTGGTTTATTTGGTAGTGGTTCATCTGGTTCAAATCAATCTACAGCATTTTATTTTACAAATGACTTAATACAGTTTCAACACTATATTGGTGGTGGAGTTCAAAATTGGTCTTATGCTACATCCGCTGTATTTCGTGACCCATCTGCTTGGTATCATATTGTATTAGTTGTAGATACAACACAAGCATCATCCGCTAATGGAGTTAAATTATATGTAAATGGTATACAACAAACATTTCCATATACATTTGGTGGTGCTGGAGGATATTCACAAAATCAAGATTTATTAGTTAATGCTACCAATCAACATCAAATAGGGCAATATTTTAGCGGCTCTTATTTAGACGGCTACCTAGCTGAAGTAAACTTTGTAGACGGACAAGCCCTAACACCATCATCATTCGGCTCTACAGACGCTGTTACAGGTTCATGGATACCTAAAAAATATAGTGGCACTTACGGTACTAACGGTTTCTACTTACCATTTACAGATAACTCTGCACTTACTACATCATCTAACGTAGGTCTAGGTAAAGACTTTAGTGGTAATACTAATTATTGGGTAACTAACAATATCAGTATCACAGCAGGTACAACATATGACTCAATGAAAGATGTGCCTACTAATACAAGTATTACTACTGGTAATTATGCTGTTATTAATCCTTTATGGAAAGGTTCTGCAGTTACCATAACAAATGGTAATTTATCATATAGTGCTACAGGTGCTACAAATTCAATAGCATATTCAACATATGGAATAACGTCTGGTAAATGGTATGCTGAATGGACACAAGGAACAACACCAGCAGGTGGAGCTATGTATGTTGGTATTTCATTAGACTCAATTAATCCAAACCATTCTTGGTTAGGTCAAAATGCAGGTGAATATTCATATTTAAATAGCAATGGTTTTAAAGCTAATAATAATACTCAAACATCTTATGGTGCAACATGGGGACTAAATGATGTTATAGGGGTTGCTTTTGATGCAGATGCAAGAACAATTACATTTTATAAAAATGGTGCATCTCAAGGTGTAGCTTATTCTAGTATTCCTGCTGGCACATATTATTTTGCTAATGGAAATAATCCAGCTTCAACTGTTACAGGACATTGGAACTTTGGTCAAAGACCATTTACTGCATTGCCTACAGGTTTTTCAGCAGTAAACACATTTAATTTACCTGATAGCACTATCAAAAAAGCTAATACTGTTATGGATGCAACGCTATATACAGGCAATGGCACAACACAAACTATTACTAATGCAGCAGGATTTAGACCAGATTTAGTATGGTTTAAAGAACGTTCTTCAAATAGTTCACATTGGTTATTTGATACTATTCGTGGAGTTTTAAATCGTATTTCTAGTAACGAAACAGCTGCAGAGGCAAATCAATCAGGAACTCTTACTGCATTTAATTCAAATGGTTTTTCTGTTGGGTCTGACGTAGCTAGTAACGAAAGTGGGCAAACTTATGTAGGCTGGCAATGGCAAGCTAGTGCATCTACAGTTACTAACACTAGTGGCACTATATCAGCACAAGTAAGAGCAAGTACAACTGCTGGGTTTAGTGTAGTGACTTATACAGGAACAGGTGCTAATGCAACAGTAGGACATGGTTTAGGTGTTGCACCTAAAATGATAATTGTTAAAACTAGAAATGCAATTGATAATTGGGCAGTTTATCATAGTTCTACTGGTGCAACTCAATACCTTCAATTAAATGCTGCTAATGCTTCTGCGTCATCAATTACTTTATGGAACGATACATCACCAACATCTACAGTATTTTCTGTGGGAACTAATAATGATGTTAATGGTAGCACTCGCACTTATGTTGCCTATTGCTGGGCAGAAATAGCTGGCTTTAGTAAGTTTGGTTCTTACACAGGTAATGGTAGTGCTGACGGTACTTTTGTATATCTTGGATTTAGACCTAAATTTGTAATGATTAAAAGAACAGACTCTACAGGTTCATGGTATATGCTTGATACATCTCGTGCTACATATAATGTAGTGAACCCATATTTACTAGCAAATGCGTCTAATGCAGAAGCAACTGATTTGTCATGGGATATTTTATCCAATGGATTTAAATTACGGAGTTCTTATATAGATATTAATACTAATGCAGCAACTATGATATACATGGCATTTGCAGAAAACCCATTCAAAAACTCTAACGCAAGATAAGGAAAAATATGTTTTTATTAAACGGTAACAGACTCCCAGAAGGCACAGCTTTTAAAGACGCTAATGGTAACCAATATCCAGCTAACTGGCTTAACCTTTCTACAGAAGAAGAAAAAAACGCTGTAGGTATTACGTGGGTAGCTGACCCAGTTCGTGCTGACGATAGATTTTATTGGGATGGTGATGTAAACAACCCTAAAGACCTAGTAGGACTTAAAGCACAATATGTAGCTGAAGTTAAAGACACAGCAGGTAAACTATTATCACAAACTGACTGGGTTATTATCCGTAAAGCAGAACGTGCTGTAGAAGTACCTGCAGAAGTAACTCTAAAACGTACACAAATCGTTACAGAAGCAAACAGATTAGAAGTTGATATTAACGCATCAACTACTGTAGAAGCTCTTATTGAGGTTTTAAACGCACAAAATTGGGGTGAGTAATGCCTGTCAAAAGAATACCATTTGGTGAATGGTTACCAGACCAACCTAGTATTGTAGGTACAATGCAAGACGTTACAAACGTCATTCCTGTAGCTTCTGGATATGGAGCATTTCCATTATCTGCTAACTACTCTAATGCTGGTTCTGAAACCCTTACCAATATACACGCTGCTAAATTTAACAATTTAACACAGGTCTTTGCTGGTGGCACATCTAAACTATTTAAGTTTAATGCTGCTACACTTAACCTAGATGATGTATCTAAAGCTGGTGGATATGCAGGTTCTGCTAGATGGTATTTTACACAATTTGGTAACGTATTACTAGCAGTTAATGATGCCTCTAAAGTACAAGCATGGACTGTAGGCACATCTACTGCATTTGCTGACGTAGCTGCTGCTGCTCCTATAGCTAAATACATCACAACTGTTCGTGACTTTGTAGTCTGTGCTAACCTAGATGGTGGTACAAACGCTAACAAAGTGCAATGGTCTGACATTAATGACGAAACTAATTGGACTTCTGGTGCAGCATCACAAAGTGACTTCCAAATAATTAGTGACGGTGGCAACATACAAAATATTACAGGTGGTGAATTTGGTTTAATACTACTAGAACGTGGTATTACTCGCATGACCTATATTGGTTCGCCATATTTCTTCCAATTTGACAATATTTCAAGAGGTATTGGATGCGTTACAGGTGGTTCTGTAGCACAATACGGTGGTATTACATACTTCTTATCAGATGATGGTTTCTATTCATGTGATGGTCAAAACATTACACCTATAGGCAAAGAAAAAGTAGATAGATGGTTCTACGATAACATGAACGCTGGTAGTATTGATACTATATCTGCTGCTGTAGACCCAGTAAGAAGTCTTGTTATGTGGAATTATCCAAACATTTCTGGTGACCGTTCTATCCTTATTTACAACTGGAAACTTGGTAAGTGGTCTTCTGCTCAAACAACAACAAAATATATTGCATCATTAGCAACTTCAGGATTTACATTAGAAGAATTAGACGTATTTGGTTCTTTAGACACATTACCTGCATCTTTAGATGATAGAATTTGGGTAGGTGGTAAGTTACTATTAGGCGGAGTTACAACTAACAGAATAGTGACATTTACAGGTGCCAATTCTACAGCTTCTTTAATTGTAGGTGAAATTGAAGAAGGTTATGACTCTGTAATGACATTAGTGCGTTCACAGATTGACAATGGTTCTTGTAATATTGCAGTAGCAAGTCGTAAATTATTAAGTGACCCTGTTGTATATTCAACACCTGTAGCAACATCATCTGAAAATAGAGCATCTGTTAGAAGTGCTGGTCGTTACTATAGAGTTCAAGTTACTCCTACAGGTGGTTGGACTACAGCAGTTACTATAGACGTTACTTTAGAACAACAAGGTAATAGATAATGGCTCGTGATATGTACCGTAAGCTCAACTACGCTGGTGCAGACCCACGTGAAATATCAGAAGTAGTAAATAACCTTGTAGAAGGTAAATCTAACAATACTGGTGAAATTACTTTAGCTACAGGAAATGCTACAACTACCACGATATATGATGAAAGAATAGGTTATAATAGTATAATACTACTAACACCTATTAGTACTGCTGCTGGTAGTGATACTGTTCCTTATGGTGCGTTTCAAGACTCAACTGACCAGACTGCTGCATCAACAACAGCAGCTTATGCAATTACATTTAACACTACTGACTTTTCTAATGGTGTTTATTTGTCAAACAGTTCTAGGCTTAATGTAAGAAATAGTGGTCTTTATAATTTAGAGTTTTCTATACAGTTTAAGAATACAACCAACGACTCTCAAGACGCAGAAGTTTGGTTTAGAAAAAATGGCACAGATATTGCAGCATCAAACAGTAGGTTTGGTTTAGCAGCAAGAAAATCTTCTGGTGACCCAAGTCATATTATTGGTGCATTAAACTTTTATGTAGAATTAGTAGCAGGTGACTATGTTGAACTTATGTGGAAAGTATCTGATACTGGTGTGTCTATAGAACATTATGCAGCAGGTACAAGTCCAACAAGACCAGCTACACCAAGCGTTATTACTACAATGAGTTATGTATCAACTTCAGCATCTACTAATGTATATGTAAGTGCTAGAACTAAAGGTAGTGCAACACTAAAACATTTTGCAAACAATACAGCAGATAAAACATACGGATATATTATAGTAGCATAATGCAATTAAAATACATAAATCCAAACGAATTAAAACAAGTCTGGAACCAAATAAAACCAAGTTTAGGTGAAATATCCGAACTAGGTGGTGATTGGATACCAGAAGATGCCTATTGTGATATTAAAGTAGGAAAAGCTCAACTATATTTAGGTATTAAAGACGGTTACTTTATAGGCTATCTTATAACGCAACTTATAAATAACTCACTTCATGTATGGGCTGCTTACAGTAACTCACATGACATACTATCAGAAGGTTTAACAGAGATAGTAGAAATAGCACATAAGATGAACGCTAAAGAAATAACATTTAGTTCTTATCGTAAAGGCTTTGAAAAAATTGCACCTAAACTAGGATTTAAACCATATACATGGAGGTTTGAGTGCTAAAGTTTTATGTAGTTCCTACATCACACATCCAACAAACATGGGACAAAGTAGAAATCATGCTAGATAGAGCTATGGCTCATTCTGGTGGTGAGTATGACCTTGACCAACTTAAAGTATTGCTTGCACAAGGTAGACAAGTATTGTGTGTAGGTACAGAAGAAGATTTAATAATTAAATGTGCTATGACCATAGAGTGGATTAACTATCCTAACGACAGAGTAGCATTTATAACAGCTATTGGTGGCAAAACAGATAAGCAAGGTTTTAGTGAATTTGAATTATGGGTTAAAGCCAATGGTGGCACAAAGATACAGGGAGCAGCATTTGAAGCAGTAGCTAGGCTTTGGAAGCGTGCTTACGGATTTGAAAACAGATACATTATAGTGGAGAAACGAATAACATGATTAATCTTAATAACTGGCTATTTAATTTAGTAGACAACTTTACATTCTACAAAGGTGGTGGTGGAGGTGGCTCATCTCAAACTCAAAATCAATTAGACCCTACTGTTAGACCATTTGTTGAATATGGTCTTAATGAAGCTAAAAGTCTTTATCAAACAGATACACCACAATACTATGGTGGTCAAACTTATGTAGGTCCTTCTGCACAAACACAAACAGCATTACAATCTGCTCAAAATCGTGCATTAGCTGGAAATCCTTTACTTCCTGCAGCTCAACGTCAGCAACAAGATGTTATTGGTGGTGCTTATTTACAAAACAACCCATACTTTAACCAAGCTCTAGCAGGTGCTGCACAAGGTGCTACACAAAATTATAATGATGCTATTATGGCTGCACAATCTGGTGCATCTAGAGCTGGTCGTTATGGCTCTGGTGTTTCTGCTGATATTCAAAATCGTGCTGCTAATACATTATCTAATACACTAGCTAATAAGTATGGTGAATTAGCTTATACTAATTACGCTACTGAACGTGGCAGACAAGATGCTGCTTCTATGGGTGCTCCTGCATTAGCTGCTGCTGATTATGGTGACATTCAACAACTTCTGAATGTAGGTAAGACTCAAGAAGATTATCAAAAAACAGCATTACAAGCTGATATTGATAGATTTAACTTTGAACAAAACAAACCATATCAAAAACTATCTTCTTATCTTGGTGCAGCTTATGGTGCTCCTACAGGCTCAGTATCTACTACTACTCAGTCTGGTGGTGGTAAGATAGTATGCACAGCAATGAACAAAGCATACGGATTTGGTAGCTTTAGACAAGCTATCTGGTTACAACATTCAGCTAATATGCCTAATGCTAAAACAATTGAAAAAGGATACCATAAATTATTCTTACCAGTTGTTGCGTTTGCATTTAGTGATAAACAAACATTTGTTCGTAAACTTGTTCGTAAAGTTTCAGAACATATTGCAAGACATAGAACTGCTGACTTATGGAAAGAAATGCGTGGTAAACGTAGAGATACATTAGGTCGTATCTATCGTGCAATCATTGAACCAATTTGCTATGTAGCAGGTAAGGTAGGTAAATAATATGGGACCACCTCTATTAATAGGTGCTGGTATTGGTGCAGCAACATCTGCTGCTATGGGTAAAAATCCATTTATGGGTGCATTACTTGGCGGTGCTACTGGTGGTTTATTTGGCGGTGCTGGTAGCATTGGTAGTGGATTTGCAGGCGGTGCAGGCGGTACTGGAGCAGGGACAGCAGGAGTATCAGGTCTTGTGGGCTCTAACGGTCAAATAGCTTCATCACTATTATCTTCTGCTCCAGCAGCTTCAGGTGCAAGTTTTGTAACAGGTGCTGACGCATTACGTAATGCTGCCACTAATATTGGTACAGGACTTAACTTTACTCCACCATCTGCATTAGAAACATTAGGGTCAAATATTACTGATACATTTGGAAATATAGGTGGCAATATTAAAGAAGGTTTTAATAATATGTCTACTATGGATAAGTTAGGTTTAGGCATGAAAGGTTATGAAGCTGCTAATCCTCCAAGAACTCCAATAGATACATCTGCTCAAACTGGAGTTAGACAAGGTAATCCTAATCTTGTGGCTCCTAACTTTAATACTAACCCATCATCTACTTTACAAAATGTTGCACCTAATCCATTACAACAAAGGGGTAATGAAATAGGTTTACCAAACTTAAATACAACTATACCTTTAACAGAAGAAGAACTTTTAAGATTACAACAACAATTGCAAACAACAGGATTTAGAGGAAGATAAAATGGCATTATTTGACACAAATAGTGGTTTAGGAAATTTGTTTAGTGGTATGAATATATTTGGAGCTAGACTTCCTGATTACTTAACTGGGACACCTGCTCAAGGAGAAACTCCTGCAGTTCCTGGCTTATTAAATCAAGCTCAACAAGATAAACTTAGAAATCAATCTTTACTATCTGGCATTTTAGGTGCAGGTGCAACATATTTAGCACAACCTAAAAACCAAAATATTGGCTTAGGTGCTATTCTTGGTAAATCATATTTAGGTGGTATGCAAGCTGCACAAACGCCATATACACAAGCTACAGAAAATGAAATGAATAAACTTAAAATTCAAAAAGAACTTAGAGACGCTGAATTAGACCGTTTAAAAGTAGTTCCTAATGATGTTCGTGAATATGAGTATGCTAAAACTCAAGGATTTACAGGTTCATTTCAAGATTGGGCTACAAAAATGGCTAATCTTAAAGCTCCTAAAACTAATATTACTAATCAAATGCCTAACCCTAATAAGGTTCTTCTTGATGTTGATAAAGGTACATTAGAAGGGTTGGTTGGAAGTACTAATTCTGCTAGAAGTATTGCAAATAACACAAGAACTATTAGCTCATTAATTGGAAATCAACAAGGTAGTGGTGCAATTAAATTAACTGCTAACTTACAAAACTTTTTAGGAATTAATACTCCAACTGCTAATGTTAATCAAGTTATTGATGCTATTGCTACTAAAGGTGCTACAGAAATTAGAACACCTGGTAGTGGTTCTACTTCTGACTTAGAGTTTGGTGCGTATAAAGCTGCGTTTCCAAGTCTTGCAACTTCTAAAGAAGGTAGAGATGTTATGGTTCAAATTGCAGAAGCTAATGCAATTCGTAATGCTAAACTTTCTGATTGGGCTAGAAAAAATATTCAATCAGGTACATTTAGTTACGAAGGTCTTGCTAATTATGATAACTCACTTGGTCAAGCAGTTAGCGATAACGTTAAGAAAAGATTTGATGAGCTTACAGCTAATACACAAAATAGAGGTGGTGCTAATAACCCAAATCAAGCAATATTTAATCAAGCAGACCAAATTTTAAATAGAAAATAAACCTCAATAAGGATATATGATGGCTAGTTCAGCTTCAGATTACGCACAATGGATTATTAAAAATCAAGACAAACAAGGAACACCTGAGTTTGAAACTATTGCTCAAGCATACCAAGCTGCTAAACAACAAGAAGCATCTAAGTTTCAATTTTCAGGAAAAGAAGCATTAAAAAATCTTCCTGGAAGCATTGTTGAAGAAGGTAAAAATGTAATTGGTGCAATTACACAACCAATTCAAACACTAAAAGGTATTGGTAATTTAGCATTGGGTATTGCAGAAAAAGCTACAGATGGTGTGCAATCTCATGAAAAATATGCAGATGCTTTAGGTGATTATTACTCTAATAAATATGGTAGTAAAGATGCTTTTTTAAAAGAATTGCAAAACAATCCAGCAAGTATATTAAGTGATATATCTATGTTTGTTACAGGTGGAGCTTCTGGTGCTGCTAAAGTTGCATCATTATCTAAATTAGGAACAAAAGTATCTGCTGGATTAGAACAGGTTGCTAAAGCAGGAACAGCAATTGACCCATTAAATCTAGCAGCTAATACTACTATGTATGGTGCATCAAAAGTAATTCCTAAAACTGTAGCACCTATGATGTATGAAAGTGCAGCTAAATGGGGTACTACTTTATCTCCAGCAGACAGAGCATCAATAACTGAAACTGCACTTAAAAATCAAATACCATTAGATTATTCAGGATTAGGTAAAGTTCAATCTAAACTTACTGACCTTGGCGATAAAATGGATAATTTAATTACTAACGCTACCGACCAAAACATTAAAATTCCAGCTACAAAAGTATTAGAAAGTCTTAAAGATGTTAAGAAAAAATCAGGTGGTTTTAAAATTGAAGCAGCACAAGATATTAAAGAAATTAATGATATTGAAAAGCAGTTTAAAACATACTTAAAACAAAATAAAATTACTTCTGTAACACCACAACAACTTCAAGATTTTAAATCAGACGCTTATAAACGTATTGATTTTGGAAGAGCACCTACAAAACCATCCATTGCAAAAGAAGATGCTTATAGAGCTATGGCAGATGTAGCAAAAACATCACTAGAAGGATTTATGCCAGAACTTAAAGCTATTAATGCACAATATGGTTCATTAAAAGAACTGCAACCTAATCTTCAAAAAGCTGTAGGTCGTATTGAAAATAGAGATTTAATGGGTCTTGGTGCTACTGCAAAAACTGGTGCTGGTGGAGCTTTAGGCGGTATCCCTGGTGCAGCTCTTGGTTTTGCACAATCATTATTAGACTCTCCTAAAATTAAAGGTAAAGCAGCATTAGAACTATACAAAAAACAAAATCAAGGTTTAGGTATGTTTTTAGATAATAATGCTAGAAATACTTTAGCAAGACAACTTATAGAACAACAATTTGAATTAAATAACCAGTATCCTGGTCTTCTCTCACAGTAAGGAACAGTAATGGTCAAGACAGACGTAGAAGCACGTTTAAGTACGCATGAAGAAGTATGTGCGTTACGTTATGAGCAAATAAACGCAAGACTTAAACGCCTAGAACAAATCTTATTAGGCACAGCAGGTTTCGTTATTGTTTATCTACTAACCAATGGAATGAAATAATGCAAGCATTAAGAAACTTAATAGCATTACTCGTAGGTATGTCAATAGGTATGTTATTAGCATTATCTATGGATGCTAGAGCAGCAGATACAACTACTATCAACTACAAAGGTCAACCACCACCAAGTGCCATTAGCCCTTCTATAAGTGCTTTTAGCCAAGACGTTTGTATTGTTCCTGTTACTGGTTCTGTATCTAGTACATTGTTTGGCGTAAGTGGTGGCTCTGGCTATAAAGACGTTAATTGTGAACGTATTAAATTAGCTAAAACTCTTAATGACTTAGGTCTTAAAGTTGCAGCAGTATCTATCCTTTGTCAAGATGATAGAGTATTTGAAGCCATGATACAGTCAGGTTCACCATGCCCTATAAACGGTTCTATAGGTGATGCTGCTAAACGTGGCTGGTATGAACGTAACCCTTCTATATTTAAGAAACTATATGGCGATACATACACGATACCGCTTGTTCTTGACGAGCCTATTACTACTTCTATCCCTACAAGGAAATAATGCTTATGCTTGGTATTGCAACTATACTCCAACGCCTGAAGGCTATATGCTTCCAGGTTCTCTCGTATGTAATGGCATTGATCCACAAATTGCACTTAAAGACTATTGGTGCGTATCTTATAACCCAAGTGACCCAATTTGCGGTGCGTATCAAGCACCTGCTTGTTCTCCTTTGGTTGAAAATCAAACCACAGCTTGTACGTTACCTCATTATAGCGGTGCTATTAATCAAAGCAGGACTTATAGTTGTTCTTCAAACTCTTGGTCACCTTGGACAGAAACTAGCAACAATTGCACGCAAGACCCTCCAACGTGTCAAGCAAGTACTGAAACTAGACAATTAGCCTGTCAAGCAGACTATGTAGGTTCAGTTACAGAAACTAGAAATTCATCTTGTCCTGACCCTTATGGTAATGATGTATGGGGAGCATGGGTAGAAACAAATAATACATGTGTTAAGAGTGCTACAAACGTCACCAACGTGAGTTCTCCAGTTAGCCCTAGCTCACCCCTTAACCCTGTAAATAACCCACCACCTGTTGCAGCTCCACCACCTCCTGCTGGGCTACCTACAAATAGCCCTGGTGAGCCTGTTTTATCTAGCCCTCCTCCCATTAAGGTTGAACAGCCAAAACAGGAAGCTAAAAGCGAGCCAAAAGCAAAAGAAGACAGCCCAAAAGACCCACCAAAGGCTGAACAAAAGAATGATAGCAAGGATAGTCCTAAACTTGACGTGCCAAAAGGTAAGGAGCTTGTACATGGTTTTGGAATAGTTCTTTCACTAGAAATACTTAACAAACCTATTATACAGCAAATTGAATTAACAGATGCTTTCAAATTTGATACGGAGATAAACAATGAGTTCGGAAAAAATCAAAACCTTCAACTTGAGCTTATCCAGCTCGGCACTTCTGAAGTTGATTTTAATAGCATTGCCAATAGTGGCTGGCTCGGCATACGCAGGCATAACTTTTTACAACAAGATGGTTACGGCAATTGAAGCTGTTGACAGTTTAGACTTAGCTCCTATAGAGTCTAAGTTAAATGGTTTAGAGATACAAGTTAAAGCTATTAATGAAAGACAATATCAGCTATCAGAGTCTATAATGAAAGCTAGTGAAAAGTCTTCAGACGCTATTGCCAACTCACGTGAGACTTCTGCTATGGTATCAGGACTACGTAAAGAATTAGAAGCAACCGTAAATGCAATGGATGATAAACTAAATACTGTTAAACGTAGCACAATGAACCCATTATCAAAATGACATTCATTACAGAAAATAACATAGCTAACCTCTATAGTGCAATTATAGAGATGCCTATATTTGATGAATACAAATTACCACCGGCAAGTAAAGTAGACTTTGTTATTGTAGATGATGATAGTATTTGTGGTGAATATCAGCCACCAGAACAAGGTGAGCCGCATGTCATTACTATAAGTGTAGCTAGACATTCACACTTATATCCTGTTTTAATTACACTCTGCCATGAAATATTACATATGGCTGTATATACAGTTTCACCAAAAACAGAACAGTACACAAGTCATAAAGGCTTGTTTCTTAAATTACAAAAACGTGTAGCCAAAATGTATGGCTTTGACCCAAAGGAGTTATAGATGTTAAGTATTTTATCAGGCATATTAGGTTTTGCTACCTCAGGTTTACCTAGTATTTTAGGTTTCTTTCAGCAAAAGGGTGACCAAAAGCATGAAAGAGAAATGGCTAAACTACAAACAGAACGTGAATTAGAATTAGCTAAAGCAGGTTTTATATCACAAGAAAAAATAGAAGCTATTAAGCTAGACCAAATAGAAGTGCAAACATACGCACAAGAACGTGAAGCATTATACGACCATGATAAGAAGTTAGTAGAAAATGCAAGTTCTACAGTTAAAAACTGGAACGCTATGGTTAGACCTGTAGTAGCATTTATCTTTGTAGGTGAGTTAGTGCTTATTAATCTTATCTCATTAGGTTGGGCTATGTGGACAGGTGTAGATTTTGTAACAGCTTCAGAGGCAGTATTTGGTTCAGATGAAATGGCTATTACTGCATCTATTATTGGTTTCTATTTCGGCTCTCGTACATGGGAAAAGAAACGTGAAAGTATCTGATAAACTTATCAAGTTACTACGTCATCACGAAGGTGTTAGAAACAAACCATACCAATGTCCCGCAAAACTGTGGACAGTAGGAATTGGTCATTTGATTGGTGATGGCAAAACATTACCGCCTGAATGGAACAAAACATTTACTAACGAGGAAATAGATGCAATTCTTAAACGAGACCTCAACCGTTTTGAGTTGGGAGTACATAAGATGTTACCTAACGTGCCTTTACGACAACATGAGTTTGACGCTCTTGTCAGCTTTTGCTTTAATCTGGGTCTTGGATGCTTTCAGCGTTCAACCATCCGTCAAGCGTTGTTACGTGGCGATAAAGAAGCGGCTATGGAGTCGTTAGTTAAATATTGTAAAGCTGGTGGTAAGATATTAAAAGGTTTACAAAACAGAAGATTAGATGAACGCAAATTGTTTTTAGGGTTATAATAAAGCATCTTAACCCTAGGAGAGTAGTTTGAAATATAAATCAGTTCTAGTCATATCTGACCTACATATTCCATATCATCATCCTGACGCATTTGCGTTTCTAAAAGCATTAAAGACTAAATACAAGTTTGACCATATAGTCAACATAGGTGATGAGTTAGACCAACACGCTATCTCTATGCACGAACATAACCCAGACTTATACTCTGCTGGACATGAATTAGAAGAGTCTAAGAAGCATGTCAAAGAATTAGAAAAGATATTTCCTAAGATGGTTTTAGTTCACTCTAACCATAGCTCATTAGTTTATCGCAGAGCATTAAAGTATGGTATGCCTAAAGCCTACCTAAAGCATTACAATGAGTTCTTAGGCGTTGGCAAAGGCTGGGAATGGGTAGATGACCATACCATAACCTTAAGTGATAACTCTAGGTGTTTCTTTACTCATGGTCTATCTGCAGACGTTTTAAAGGTAGCCCAGCAGTATGGAATGAATACTGTGCAAGGTCACTATCACACTAAATTCAGTATTGGTTATTACAGTAACCCAGATGCTCTTATTTGGGGTATGCAAGTAGGATGTTTAATACATCAAAAGTCTATGGCATTTGATTATGCTAAAAACTTTAAGAGTCGTTTCATTGTAGGTTGTGGAGTTATTATTAACGGTCAACCAAAGCTAATGCCTATGGTATTAAAAGAGAATGGGCGTTGGAATGGTCATGTTTCTTAGGACAATTATGCAACGGTCAGAAGTAGAAATTATTTGTAATCACATGTTAGGCAGAGTGATTGTATCTTGTGAAGCATTACATGGCGATAGTACTATAGTCATCACATTAGATGACGATAGCATGATAGAAATAAGTGGTGAAGAACTAGCTATCTATGGTGAACTAACACCAATGGATGACTAGACGCAGATAATCACACCATTACTACCAACCTGAC